GCGACGCCAGCCCCGAAGGCTTCGCACGTCAAATCGCGAATTTCCAGTATCACCTGCAGGCCGCCCACTACGCCGCAGGCTTCCGCGAGGTCGTCGGCTGGGAGCTCGACCGCTTCATCTTCATCGCCGTCGAGAGCGACGCGCCGCACGCGGTGGGCGTCTACTCCCTCGACGCGCGCAGCCTGCAGTCTGGGCGCCTCCTCATGGAGCGCGCCGCCAGCGCCTACCGCGTGGCCCTTGAGCAGGCGCAGGACGCGCCCGCCTTCTACTCCGACATGCTGGTGGAGATCGGCGTGCCCTCCTGGGCGCAGGTCGAGCCCTACACCGCCGAGTAGCCTGCTTTTCAAAAGTGCCTTGCGCCTAAAACGCAAGGCGCTTATGAATTGCAAAAGAGGGACCGACATGGCCAACGTGGACGAACCGGGCGACTTCTTCGCCACCCTAGAGAACCAGCGCCAGGCGCTAGGCCTGACGCAGCGCGACCTGTGCAAGCGCGCGGGCCTCTCGCATTCCGCCTATTGGTACGCCGCATCGCGCGGCAGCGACATCGGGCTGAAGGCCGCGCTGCGCTACTGCAACGTGCTGGGGCTGCGGCTGAAGGTGGTGAAGGGGGCGGCGAAGTAATGCGCTACCTCTCCGTGTGCAGCGGGATCGAAGCGGCCACCGTCGCGTGGCACCACATGGGCTGGACCCCGCTCGCCTTCAGCGAGATCGAGAAGTTCCCGCGCGCGGTCCTTGCGCACCACTACCCGACCGTGCCGCTGCACGGCGACTTCACCAAGCTGCGAGATGAGGAGTGGATCGCAGCCGCCGACGTCCTCGTCGGCGGCACGCCGTGTCAGGCGTTCTCCGTCGCGGGCAAGCGGCTGTCCCTAGCCGATGATCGCGGCAACCTTTCCCTTGAGTTCGTGAGGCTGGCTGATGCAATTGACCATCTTCGACGTGCTAGGGGAGCCAAGCCCGGCATCGTCCTCTGGGAGAACGTCCCCGGCGTGCTCAACGTCAAAGACAACGCCTTCGGATGCTTTCTCGGGGCATTGGCTGGAAGCGACGAACCCCTCCTTCCGCCAAGAGGGCGATGGACAAACGCGGGTCTGGTTGTTGGACCCGAAAGACGCTGCGCCTGGCGGGTTCTCGACGCTCAATATTTCGGAGTGGCCCAACGACGCCGTCGTGTGTTCGTTGTCGCAAGTGCTAGAGACGACATCCATCCCGCCGAGGTTCTTTTTGAGCGCGAAGGCGTGCGCCGGCATTCTCCGCCGCGCCGAGAAGCGCGGGAAAAGCCTGCCCCCACAATTAGCGCACGCCCTACAGGCGGTGGCGGGTTAGGCACGGATTTCGACCTCGACGGGGGGCTGATACCTGCGATCGCAAACCCTCTTACTGCACGCATGCACAAGGGGGTGAACACGACCTGTGACGAAGGTCAGACAATGATTGCGCACAGCCTGCGGGGCGAGGGCTTCGACGCCAGCGAAGACGGCACGGGGCGCGGCACGCCGCTGGTGCCCGTTGCCTTCCACCCGACGCAAGACCCGATCTCCTCCACGGACGGCTCGACGCACACGCTGGGCTGCGGGTCGAAGGGAGGAACGGCGACGGTGGCGGTGGCGTTCGACACGACGCAGATCACCAGCGCAGCGAACCGCAGCAACCCGAAGCCGGGGGATCCCTGCCATCCGCTCGCAGCGGCGGCCCATCCCCCGTGCATCGCCTTCTCCGCCAAGGACCACGGCGCGGACGCAGGCGACATCGCGCCCACGCTCCGCGCGATGGGGCACGGCGCGAGCCACGCGAACGGCGGCGGGCAGGTGGCGGTGGCGTTTCAATCCAAGCAGTCCGCGACAGCACAGGCTCCCAGCTTTGACGATGTCGCCCCAACGCTGGATGTCGCAAAAGCTGGCGGCATGGCAACGCTCACCACCCGCGCCGTGCGCCGCCTGACGCCGCGCGAGTGCGAGCGCCTCCAAGGCTTCCCAGACGACTACACCCGCATCAGCGAGAAGGCCGCAGACGGGCCGCGCTACAAGGCGCTGGGCAACTCCATGGCCGTCCCCGTCATGCGGTGGATCGGCCAGCGCATCAACAAGGAGGCCGCGCGGTGATCCACTACCACGGCACGCCCATCACTCCCGATTACCTGCTGGCAGAAATGGCGGGGCGCCACTTCTGCGTCAGCTACGCCGCCGCGCGCCAGCTCCCCGCGTGCCTCAATATCGGCGCCAGTGTGATGCTGGACAACGGCGCCTTTAGTGCCTGGACGCGAGGCGCTGCGGTCGATTGGGTCGGGTTCTACCAATGGGCCGAGCCGCACCTAGCGCATCCGCATTGGGCCGTGATCCCCGACGTGATCGACGGGGACGAAGACGCGAACGACAGCCTGCTGGCAGAGTGCCCGCTGCCGCGCGAGCTCGCCGCGCCCGTGTGGCATTTGCACGAAAGCCTTGACCGGCTCGCCCGTCTGGCGGACATCTGGCCGCGCATCTGCTTTGGGTCATCGGGCCAGTACGCCACGCCAGGATCCCCCGTCTGGACGCAGCGCATCACCGAAGCCTGGGATCTGCTGCAGAGCACGGGGCGGCGACCCTGGGTTCACATGCTGCGGGCCATGAAGGAGGCTGGGCAAGGGCCTTGGCCCTTTCGCATCTGCGGACAGCACGAACATCGCGCGCAACCACGCAGGATCCGCAGGCGCTCCCGCCCAAATCCCCGAACGCATGGCGGCGCGCATAGACGCCATCAACCCGCGCTTCACCGGCAAGCGCGCTAAACAAGGAACGCTGCTGTGACCCGCTACCTTGTGGCCGTCGCTTTTCTGGGCTGCATCCCCGCCGCCAACTGGCTGATCGGCAACGTCGGCACCACCTGCATCCCGCAGGGGCCTTGCCTGATCCCCGTCGCGCCTGAGCTCATGGCCCCCTCTGGCGTGCTGCTGATCGGCGCGGCCCTCGCGCTGCGCGACGCGGTGCAGGAGGCGCTGGGGCGCGTCTGGGTGCTCGCCCTGGTTATCGCAGGCGCGGCCCTGTCCCTCACAGTTTCCCCGCCCGCGCTGGCGATCGCATCGGCTACGGCGTTCCTGCTCTCGGAACTCCTCGACTTCGCCGTCTACGACCGGCTCCGCAAGCGGATGCTGGCCTGGGCCGTGCTGTTGTCGGGCGCGGCAGGCGCGGTCGTCGACAGCCTGCTCTTCTCCTACCTCGCCTTCGGTTGGGCGCCCGGCCTCGTCATCGCCAAGGTTTACGCATCCCTCGTCTACGCCCTCTGGATCTGGACGCGCAGCCGGAGGGCCGCGGCATGAGGCCCGTGATCCTCGCCATCGACCCAGGCGCGTCAGGCGCGCTCGCCTTCTTCTCCCCCACCGGCGGCACGCTCGAGATCATCGACATGCCCACCGTCGAGGTGAAGCGCGGCGCGAAAATGAAGAACGAAATCTCGCCGCAGATGCTCGCGCCGCTGATCAACGCCCGCAAGCCCGGCGTCGCCGTGCTGGAGAAGGTCGGCGCGATGCCAGGGCAGGGCTCCTCGTCCATGTTCCAGTTTGGCCGCGGCGTCGGCATGGTCGAAGGCATCGTCGCCGCGCTCCACATCCCGGTGGAGTACGTCACGCCGCAAGCCTGGCAGAAGGCCGTGGGCTCGCGCGACGGCAAGGACGGCGCACGGCAGCGCGCCGCCGAGCTGTTCCCCGCATACGCCCACCTGTTTGCGCGGAAGAAAGACGACGGGCGCGCAGACGCCGCGCTGATGGCCTGGTGGAGGGCGACGAAGTGAGCGAGCCGAAGATCCGCGTCATCTCTCTCGGCGCTGGCGTGCAGTCGTCCACGATGGCCCTCATGGCCGCCAGGGGCGAACTCGGCCCGATGCCTGACGCCGCCATCTTCGCGGACACCGGCTGGGAGCCGAAGAACGTCTACAACTGGCTGCAGTGGCTGCAGCAGCAGCTTCCCTTCCCGGTCTACCACGTCACCGCGGGCAACCTGCGCGATCACCTGATTGCCAAAAGCAACTCCACGGGGCAGCGGTTCGCCTCCGTTCCCTTCTTCATGCGCATGCCGAACGGCAAGGAGGCGATGGGCCGCAGGCAATGCACCGCCGAGTACAAGCTGCGCCCGATCCAGCGCAAGGTCGTGGAGATGATGGGCGGCAAGCGCCCAAAAGGCGGCGCGGAAGTCTGGGTCGGCATCTCGACAGACGAGGTGATCCGCATGAAGGACAGCCGCGTGCAGTACATCACCAACCGCTGGCCGCTGATCGAGGCGCGCCTTAGCCGCGCCGACTGCCTGCGCTGGTTTGAGAAGAACAACCTGCCGAAGCCGCCGAAGTCGTCCTGCATCGGGTGCCCCTTTCACTCGGATGCGCAGTGGCGCCAGCTGCGCGACGAAGACCCGCAGGGCTGGGCGGACGCCGTCGAGGTCGATCGCGTTATCCGCGACGTCTCGCACCGTGGCATCAAGGGCGAGCAGTTCATGCACCGCAGCTGCAAGCCCCTCGATCAAGTCGACCTGCGAACAGACGCCGAAATCGGACAGGCCGACATGTTCAACAACGAATGCGAAGGCATGTGCGGCGTCTGACACCACATCCCGGCTGCGGGGTTCAGCAGCACCAAACGGAGCAATGACAATGGGTCTGGGTTTCAGCACGGAAAGCAGCGGCGGCGGCAAGTTC